TAGCAGTAAGCCAATGAGCGAATATGAAAAAGTACTCGAATTGCTTAAAACTAAATATGGATGGGATTATTTTGATTCATTAACAAAACAGGGGCAAAAGTTAGTTTGCGATACAATAAAAGCTGTTGATGAAATAAGATGTACTCCAATTTCACAAAAAAATAAATGGTATAAATTCTGGAAATAAAATTATGAATAAGCCCATCCATGCGAAGCCATCGTATTATGCCATCATGTTTGAGCCATTGAAGGCCATAGCCTTGAAATATGGCTATAACTTAGTTCTTCATGGCAGCCTGAACCGAGATATGGATATGATTGCAATTCCCTGGGTTGAAGAACTTGGCTCAGTTGAAGAAATGATCAACGAATTTTGTGAATATGTAGGAGGTGAAATAAATACTGATGCCCCAAGTACTGCACCACACGGTCGAAAATGGTTTGTGATTGATATTTATCGTGGTGGTTATAAACAAGGTTGTGGATTCTCCAGGTTTACCTATACAGAAGATCCACAGACTTACATTGATATTTCAGTAATACCAACACTTAATCATGCTGACTAATCCATTTAGAAAAGATACTGGTATGCCGGTTTGGAAAAACCCACCGCCACCACCTCCAGAGCGAATAAAACCCGATCCGGTTGGCTTGGTTTGCCTGAATGGAGCATCGGTATTTGTGGCCGATGATGAACGTAACCTAAGTAAAGCCATTGGCCAGCTTGCCCCCGGGAAGACCACGCATTTTTACAGCTGGGGAAACTTTAACCTGGTGCGGTTGATTGTGTACCTTCTGAAACAAACCGGTCCGGCACATTGCATGATGACTTCGTACAGCTTCAGCCAGAAAAGCATTGAGCAACTTCAGCACCGCATTGAGCAAAAAGAACTGTTATCGTTTAAGGTGATCATCGATAACCGGGTACGGAGCATGAGCCCGAAACCCTTCCAGATGCTTACTGAAAGCTTTAATTACCGTTGTACATCGGTACATGCAAAAGTGGCCCTGATCTGGAACGACGATTGGAAGATTTGCATCACAACCAGTCAGAACGCCACCGACAACCCCAAACTGGAGCGTGGAACAATTTTCACTGATCAGGAAGTTTTTGAATTTGATTTAAAAGTACTTGAAAATGAATTTGAACGAGGAACAACTTAGCTTAGTGGAGGAAATGGCAGGACTGTTTTTTCCGCCTGAAATGATAGCTATAAATCTGGAACTCGATGAAGATGATACCGCCAGATTCATTATCAATGTGCAAATCAATACCACATCAATGCCAATTGTAGCTGCATATTACAAAGGCAGGCTCCAGTCTGAAATTGAACTTCGAAAATCGATTAAGCAATCGGCTAACAATGGATCCAGTCCGAGCCAGCAAATGATGTTAAACTTCAAACGGGAGAGTACAAGATGAGTAATGTAGGTTTAATAGGAGTTGGTGGTCAACATTATGGTTTAAGCATGGCAAACCATATGAGAGTAATAAAAGAACCTATGTTTCATACAGTGTTAGTCGTTGTTGCAACTCCTAATAGTTGGGAACAGGAAGAAAAATTTAGGAAATGGAATTTTCAACGAATGTGTGGTTATCCACCCAAAGATTTGCAAACCCATATTATGAATATCGGTATTAAATCATTTTATCAACTTCAGGAAGAAAATAATTTAATTGAACAGAAAAAATCAAAATTAAGCAGAAATAATAGGGATAGAGTTTTAAAAGCATATCAAATAATTACTAAAGATGAGCCGAACAGCCCTCGAAGATACTAACTACGAACTGATCAAAGCGCATGTGCTTGATCCGGATAGTTCTCCACTTTCACCCGAAAAGAAGGAAATGCTGGAACGTATAGTTTCGGCTTCAAAAATTCTGGATAAAAACCCCATCCAAAAACAGGCAGTTGCCATCCATCAGCAGAAATATCCGCACATTAGCAGGGCACAGGCTTATGAAGATCTCCGCTTTGCTGTTCGTTTGTTCAATACCCTGCATACCTTCGATTACGATTTGTGGCGAAACTGGATATTGAGCGATATTGTAAAAAACATCGAGAAATGCCGTAACGCAGAATCAGAAAAAGATCGGCGTGTGATTGCCATGGAGCATGCCAACCTGATTAAAATACTTGGTGAAAAGCCAACAGAACTTCCAGATCCTAAACGCAACGAAAAGCATCAGTTCTATATCCTGATCCAAAACGATAACCGACAGGTAAAAATTGACATCAATAATCTGAAGGACTTACCTGAATCGGCACTTCGCGAACTAAACCGGGCAATTTACGGCGGTAACGAAATCACCGAAGCCGATGCCGAAGAAATATTGACCACATGATAACCGAACTGATTGAACTAAACGGTCCACAACAGCTTTCAGTTATAAATGATGCCAAAAGTGAGGTAAATATCGAAGGCCGCGGAACGGGTAAATCCTACAAGATTGGATGGGAAATTAACCAGGTTGTGCGTAATATGCCCCGATCAATTTGCTCCATTACTGGACGAACTTATGGTCAAATTTATACCAGAACCCTCCCATCTACACTTAAATTTCTTGAAAAACTTGGGTACGAAAAGGATAAAGACTTCAAAATTGGAAGCCAACCAGACAAAAAACTTGGCTTTAAAGAGCCTTATGAGAAAGTGACTAAAGAAGGATTCAAGAACTTCATTTCATTTTCGAATGGCACCGGGTTCATGATGTTATCGCAGGAACGCTCTGGATCTTCGCGTGGTCCCAATCTCGACCGTGAAATTGTGGATGAAGCCCTTACCCTGAATAAAGAACGCTACGACGAAGAAGTTTCGCCAGCCAACCGTGGAAATGAAGAGCATTTTGGGTTCAAAGCTCCAAAACGCATCAAGCAGCATCATGGATTCAGATATGTTTCGTCAATGCCTTACACCAGAGAACAAATGTGGTTACTCCGATATGGCGATTATTACATGTCTGAAGCCGGAATTCCTATTTTCGACATCTGGAATCGAATTGTTAAGCTCCAGTTACAAGTGATCGAAGCTGCTATTGCTGAAGATAAACGTTTGTTTAAAGATATCTGGAACGAAACAGTCAGGCTGAAAAAGCAGATTGCTCCATTCGTTTCGAAAGATGGGTTACTGTTTACCCTTGCTAATGCATTTGACAATGTTCAGAACCTGGGCATGTCGTATATCATCAGGGAGTACAAAAAACAGAGTCTGCTTACCTTCATGATCGAGATACTGAACTGGATCATCGATAAAGTAGAAGACTGCTATTATCCGCTCGATAGTCAGCGTCACATCTATTACGATGCGTATAATGATGATTTCATTCGTGGAGTTGCTGAGAATAGCAATTGGGATGCGGATCAGCTATCAACATCTGATTGCCGCTTTGATTTGGACTGTGATCCTAATCGACCGCTTGAGATAGTTCCCGACTGGGGAGCAAAGATTAATCTATTCAGTGTTGGACAGGAGCGCAACTACAACTTTGCTACAAAGATGGTTGAACCTGTCGATTGTGTGATCAACGAATTCAGTATAAAGCCTAAGGATGCTATAAGCGTACCTGTTGACGATCTGGTAGATATGTTTTGTGATTACTACAAAGAACATCCCTGCCGTGATCTGTTCTACTTTCGTGATCGTTACGGTGATCATCGTCAGCCTAACGTAAAGAACTCAAAGCCATACAACGAGCAAGCCATTGAGCGATTAGAGAAACGTGGATGGAGAGTGACAGCACGAGTACATCGAGGCATGGAGCCACCACAGCACGATAAGTATCTGTTGTGGTCAAACATCTTAAAAGGTAATGATCCACGCTATCCAAAGGTGATCATCAATGGTCGTAACTGTAAGTACACTATCATATCAATGAACAATACCCGTGTCATCGAGAAAGATGGTAAGTTCGATAAGGACAAATCATCAGAGCGTAAGAATACGATTCTGCCTGAAGAAGCAACACACTTCAGCGATGCAGTCGATAAACGCATCTGGACAAAGTATGGTGATATTCTTTATCGCTCCGGAAGCTCCACATTTGTAAGCCCAAGACTTTAATCTCATGCAGCACATCCGTTAGCAAACGGATAAGCTGCTTCATGCTAGGTATCAACCCATCATCCTGATAAGTTGATGTATACAGGACTGCCCTTCGCCTGTGATCCATAGCATAGGACTAACCCATCACACATAGGACTGCGCGTGAGATTCACCACGGCGCGTATTACCACGCACCACCCAGCCTGTCATATTTCCTGAAAATCTGCGCACTTTTCTGCTCG